GGCTGGCCGCGCGCCAACATGCGCATCTTCCGCGTCAAGGCCGCCACCGGCACCACGGTCACGCTGGAAGCCTTCGACACCACCTCGACCAAGATCTTCCCGGCCGGCGCCGGCGTCGGCTCGGTACGCAAGATCAGCACCTGGACCCCGATCCCGTTCATGAAGGCGTTCGAGGTCTCCGGCGGCGACCCGAAATTCAACACCGAGGAGTACCTCGACTACCCGGACGAGATCAGCATGCCGAACGGCTTCTCGGCCACCACGGTGACGATGACCATCGCCGACGACCCGACCCTGCCGCACCACGCCGTGCTGCTGGCCGCCACCGACGCCGGCACGCCGACGGCGGTCAAGGTCAACCTGCCGTCCGGCGCGCCGATCCTCTACAACGGCTACGCCGCCTTCAACCCGAACCCGGCGATGACCAAGGGCCAGGGCATGACGGTCAAGTGCGGCCTCGCGCTGCAGGGCCGCGTCGTGCGCTACGCGTCGTAAAGCGTTCATGCCAGCCCGGTCGTGGTCCGCCAAGGCCGGGCTTTTCCGCCCGCGCGGTAGCTCCCGCGGGTCTTTTTCCTCCGATCCGACAGAAAGACAACAACCATGGCACAGAAAATCAAGCTGGGCGCGCACCCCAAGTCGTTCAAGCGCGAGATCACCTTCCCGCTGCTGGACGGCGAGAGCGGCAGCATGGAAGTGACCTTCAAGTACCGCACCCGCAGCGAGTTCGCCAGGCTGAACGACGATCTGCAGGCCACCGCGCAGGCGGCCGGCGAAGCGGAAGTGGCCAAGGTCAAGGCCGCCGCCGCGGCGGGCGAGCAGGTCAAGCCGCTGACCAACCTCGACATGCACGAGCACTCGGTGGCGCTGCAGGTGGACTACGTGATGCAGGCGGTCGAAGGCTGGAACCTGGACGTGCCGTTCGACCGCAAGGCGGTCGAGCAACTGGCCGACGAGGTGCCGGCGGCGTTCGACGCGATCGTCCGGGCCTACCGCGCCGCGATCACGGAGGGCCGGCTGGGAAACTGAAGGCCGCCGCCGCGGCGCTGTTCACGCCGCCGCCCAGCGACAAGCAGCTGGCCGAGATGGCGGCGGCGGGCCTGACGCCGGAAGACTTCGACACCGGCCCGGTCGAGGTGTGGCCGGAAAACCTGGCGGCCTACGAGTTGTTCTGCTACATGCAGACGCAGTGGCGCGCCGGCGCGATGGGCCTGATCGGGCTCGACTACAACACGCTGCACCGGAAGATGGACCGGATGCGCCTCGGCCCGGACGACTACGACGCGCTCGAGGACGACATCCGCACGATGGAGTTCGCCGCGATCGAAGCGATGAGCGGCAACCCGGATTGACGCATCAAAGCAAAAAGCCCTGAGCGCAGCAACGTTCAGGGCTTTTCTGTTTCCTCCGTACCCAACTACGAAAGAACATGGATGAAGTATACCGCGAAAAATCAACTGAAAGTGAGTGGGAAGATGAACGAGCGCGATGCGGGAATCGTCGGCAAGCGACTGGCGACGGCGGCAATCACCGTTGCGGTTGGCGTGGCCATCGGTTCGGCGTGCGCCGGCCTCGCGCTGGTGCTGAAACTGTTCGTGCAGTGACGCTGCGGCGTCGCTGTTTTTATTTGGGCCACCTGCGGGTGGCTTTTTTGTTGGGTAGACCATGACCGAAGAGCGCCGCGTACAACTTGTCGCCGAGGTGGACACCACCCGCACGCGCGAAGGCTTCGCCGAGATCGGCCAGCAGGCCGCCGGCATGGCGCAGAGCGTCGAGCGTTCCGGCGAGCGCGCCGAGCGCGCGGTGGCCGACGTCGGCACCGCCGCCGGCGGCTCGGCCCGCAACGTCGAGGCCGCCCAGCGTAGCCTGATCCAGTCGATCCAGCGCACCACGGCGCAGATGGAGGCCGGCTCGCGCAGCAGCGCCCAGTACTTCGAGGTGCTGGCGCGCCAGCGCGGCATCGACCCGAACGTGCTGGCGCCGTACCTGGCCCAGCTGCGCGCGGTCGAGCAGGCCCAGGCGCGCGCGACCGGCGCCCTGAATGCGGCCCCGGCGGCCCTGAACAATGTCGGCGTGAGCGCCGCCCAGACGGCCAACGCGATGCGCCAGGTGCCGGCGCAGTTCATGGACATCGTCACCAGCCTGCAGGGCGGGCAGGCGCCGATCACGGTGCTGCTGCAGCAGGGCGGCCAGCTGCGCGACTCGTTCGGCAGCACCGGCGCCGCCGCGCGCGGGCTGGCCAGCTACGTCACCAGCCTCGTCACGCCCTACACGGTGGCCGCGGCGGCGGCGGTCGCGCTGGCGGTGGCCTACAACCAGGGCTCGAAGGAAGCGGGCGCCTACGCCAACTCGCTCATCATGTCGGGCAACGCCGCCGGCGAGAGCGCCGCCATGCTGGCCGACGCCGCCCGCGCCATCGGCAAGGTGGTCGGCACGCAGGGGCAGGCCGCCGAGGCGGTGGCAGCGCTGACGGCCACGGGGCAGGTCGGTGCCGAGAACATGCAGAAGTTCGGCCGGGTCGCGATCGAGGTGCAGCGCAACCTCGGCCGCAGCGTGCAGGACACCGTCAGCGACTTTGCCGAGCTCGGCAAGTCGCCGGTCCAGGCCAGCCAGAAGCTGAACGAGCAGTACCACTACCTGACCGCCGCCGTGCTGGCCCAGATCAAGGCGCTGGAGGACCAGGGCCGCACCGAGGAGGCGGGCGAGGTTGCGCAGAACGCCTACGCGACCGCGTTCGGCAACCGCGCGGCGAAGATGCAGGAGCACCTCGGCACGCTCGAGCGCGGCTGGCGCGGCGTGACCGACTTCGCCAAGAAGGCGTGGGACGCCATGCTGGATGTCGGCCGCGAAGAGACCCCGCAGCAGCAGCTGGACAAGGTCAACGCCGCGATCGCGCGCGCCCAGAAGGCGTTCGACCCGTCGGTCGGCGGCAACGCCGAGGACCGCGCCAACCTGAAGAAGAACCAGGCGCGCAAGGTCGAGCTCGAGTTCGTGATCGCCAAGGACAAGTGGGATGCGGCGCAGGCGGCGATCAGCGACAAGCTGGAAGCGGCCCAACAGACGTGGGACAAGGCGGGCGACCAGTTCCTGAGCAGGGAGCAGCAGCGCGACAAGGCGATTGCCAAGGCGCGCAACGAAGGCCTCGCGGCCGGCGTGTCGGACCAGGCCATCAACGACCGCATCGCCGCGATCAACAAGTCGTACGCCGACCTGTATAACGCCGGCGTCGATGCGCAGATCGAATCGCTGAAGCGCCGTGACGGCGTGCAGGATGTGCTGACCCAGCGCGAGCTGGCGCGCATCGCCGCGCTGCGCGCCGCCGGCAGCATGACCGAGGACGACGCCATCAACCAGACCGCTGACGCGGAGTTGAAGGCGTTCGATCGCAAGCGCGAGGCGCTGGAAAAAGAGATCACGCTGACGAAGCAGAAGGCCAACAGCAAAAAGGAGGTGGAAGACCTCGAAGGCCAGAGGAAGGTTCTGGACGAGCAGCGCACCAACCGGCAGGAACAGCGCACCAACGACCTCGCCGCCGCCGAGCAGCGCCGCTACCGGCTGGCGGTCGACAACACCGCCAAGGTCATCGAGTCCGACATGGCCGAGCGCAACAGCCTGATCCAGAGCACCCAGGCACAGCTCGACTACAACGCGCAGATCGGCCTGTCCAAGACCCAGATCGCCTCGCTGACCGCGGCGCGCCTGCTCGATGCCGCCGCCCGCAAGGAGCAGGAGGCAGACCTCGCGGAAGTGATGTACGCCGACGGCCAGCGCGCCGCGATCATCCGCGACCAGGCGAAGGCGCTGCGCGAGCGCGCCGCCGCCGTGGTCGACGGCGCCGACCAGGAATTCCGCTACGACCAGTTCAAGAAGGCGGTCGACCAGTACGACCAGGTCTTCACGGCCGGCTTCGCCGACATGCTCAACAACGGCCGTGCCGGCTGGAGCTCGTTCACGCAGTCGCTGGTGACCACCTTCAAGACCACGGTGGCGGACCAGCTCTACAAACTTTTCGCGCGCCCGTTCGTGGTGCAGCTGGTCGGCAGCTTCCTCGGCGTCAGTCCGGCGGCAGTTGCCGGCGAGATTGCGGCAGGATCCGGCGCGCTTGGAGCCGGCGGCACCGGCGCTGCCGGGGCATCGGCTTCGGGCGCGATCGGCGCCGCGCAAGGCGCCGCCGCGCTGTACAAGGCAGCGTCGCTGGGCTTCGCCGGCTTGTCGGACATGGTGGCGGGCGGTGTGCAGTCGGCGCTCAGCGCGGCCGGCTACACCCCGCTGGCCTCGCAGGGGCTGGCGACCGCTTCCGGCCAGGCGCTGACGCCGGCCGCCAGCATGGCCGGCACTGCCGCCGCCTACGGTGCCGGGCTGCTAGGCGGCCACTACATCGGCAATGCGATCGCCGGCGACTACAGCGTCAACCACGGCCAGGCGGTGACCAACATCGCCACCGCGGTCGGTGCGGCGCTGCTGGGCCCGATCGGTGGCGTGGTCGGCGGCGTGGTCGGCGGCCTGTTCAACCGTGCCTTCGGCATGGGCTCGACCGAGGTGAAGAAGCAGGGCATGCAGGGCACGCTCAGCGCCACCAGCCTGACCGGCCTCAATTACACGGACTTGCACCAGGACGGCGGCTGGTTCCGCAGCGACAAGGACTGGCAGACCACCACCCCCTTCAGCGCCGCCACCGTCAGCCAGTTCACCCAGGGCCTGTCTGCGCTCGAGACCGCATCGAGCGGCTTCGCCAAGACGCTCGGTGTCAACGCCGATGCGATCAAGGGTTATTCGAAATATTTCGACCTGACCCTGAGCGGCGACGCCGCCAAGGACCAGCAGACCATCACCGACTTCTTCGCCGGCATCGGCGACGAGCTGGCGACCACGCTGGTGCCCGGCCTGGACCGCTTCAGCAAGTCGGGCGAGACCGCCGCCGCCACCTTGCAGCGCCTGGCCGGCGACTTCCAGGCCACCGACCAGCTCGCGCAGCTGGTCGGCACGAACGCGGTCGCCATGTTCGGCGCGGTCGGGCTGGCCTCGGCGGATGCGCGCGAACGCCTGCTCGACCTGGCCGGCGGTGCCTCCACGCTCAGCCAGCAGGCCGCCAGCTACAACCAGGCCTTCCTGACCGAGGCCGAGCGCCTCGCACCGGTGGCGCAGGCGGTCGACGCCGCGCTGGCCGGCATGGGCCTTGCGTGGATCACCAGCCGCGAGCAGTTCAAGGCCTACGTCAACCAGCTGGTGAGCTCCGGCGCGGTGCTGACCGAGGCCGGCGCCAAGCAGTTCGACGACCTGATGGCGCTGAACGCGGCGTTCGCCCAGACCCACCCGGCGTCCGACGGCTACTTCCGCACCCAGGCCGACATCCTGGCCGAGCGCAAGGACCTGCAGGACCAGCTCGACCAGCTGACCCTGACCAACGTCGAGCTCTTGGCCAAGCAGCGCGCCGCGCTGGATGAGTCCAACCGCGCGCTGTTCGACCAGGTGCAGGCGGCCAAGGCCGCTGCCGCCGCGATCGAGCAGGTCAAGACCAACGCCTCCACGCTGATGGGTTCGGTGGATGTGGCCTATGCGGCGCTGCAGAAGGTGGTCGCGCGCGAGAAGACTGGCGTGCAGACGCGCATCGACGCCGAGACGGCGGTGGTCAACCGCCTCAAGTCGCTGTCGGACGCGCTGCATTCGACGCTCGACACCATGCGCGGCAGTGACGCGCTGATGATGAGCCGGGCGCAGGCGCAGGCGCAGATTCGCCGCGCGCTGGCCGTCGCCAAGGCCGGCGGCCCGCTGCCCGACGCCGATGCGCTCAAGGGCGCGCTGTCGGTGCTGACCAAGGACGCGGCGAGCCAGTTCCGCACCTATCAGGACTACCTGCTCGACCTGTACGCGACCCAGGGCGACATCGCCCAGCTGGCCGGCCTGACCGACGACAGCCTGTCGGTCGAGCAGAAGTCGCTGGACGCGCTGAACCAGCAGTTGAAGGACCTCGACGGCGTGCTGTCCAGCATGCAGGACCAGATCGACATCGCCAAGGGCCAGTCGACCCTGCTGCTGTCGCTGAACGACGCGGTCGACGGCGTGCGCCTCGCGATCGAGTCGGCGCTGGCCAACCCGGTCAACGCCGCCACCGCCAAGGTGAACCAGGCCTACCAGAGCGCGCTCGGGCGCGCGCCGGATGCGGCCGGGCTGGCGTTCTGGCAGCAGCAGGCGGCCGCCGGCGCCTCGCTCGACAGCATCGTCGGCGCGATCACCGGCTCGCCGGAGGCGACCATCCGCGGCATGTACCAGACCATGCTGGGGCGCCCGCCGGACGCCGCCGGCCTGCAGTTCTGGGTCGACCAGGCCAGCCACGGCGTCTCGCTGGCCGACATCGGCAACGCGATCGCTGGCAGCGCCGAGGCCAAGCACCACATCCCCGGCTTCGCCGGCGGCGGCTGGTTCGGCGGCGGCCTGCGTGTGGTCGGCGAAGACGGCCCTGAGCTCGAGGCCACCGGCGCCTCGCGCATCTGGAACACTCAGCAGACCGCCGAGTTCCTGCGGCGCGCGGCCAGCCCGGCGGCCAACAGCGACACCCTGGCCGCCGAGGTGCGCCGGCTGTCCGACGCACTCGAGCAGGAGCGCAAGGCGCGCGCCGAGCTCGAGCAGGACCTGCGCGACGCGCTGCGCTCGATCGCCGGCCACACCGCGGCCACCGCCAGCCACCTCGACGACGCCCTCAACGGCAACAAGCCGCTCGCGACGAAAGTGACTACATGAAGATTGTTGATCCCGTGACGCTGGGCGACGTCGCCTGCACGCGCGCGTCCGTCAAGAAGGTGTATGACCGCACTGGCACGCTGGTGCAGGTGCCGGCCAACACGCTGGCGGTGACCTACGACCCGAGCGACCTGACCAAGGCGCCGTATGCGCTGATTGAGCCAGCGGCATCAAATCTTCTTCCAAATCCAGACCAGGTGTATCTCGGCGGGTGGTCTTCGAACGGTGGAGCATTTGCGAACTACGTAGCAGACCCGGCAGCTGGGACAAACGCCACCCGCTGGTCGTTCGGCGCTTTCGGCGATGGGATGTTCTATCGCGCAACGACAATGGTGGACAACGGGATTTACACACTGAGTATTCATTTCCGGCCCAATCTAGGCGGTGGCCAATTGCGCGTCGGGCTTGAGAGCCCCGCTCAGTACGTTCTAGTCGACGTCGCTACCGGCCAACTTGTTGGGAGTACCGGTGTCACGAACTATGGCGTAATCGCATGCGCCAACGGCTGGTATCGGGTTTACGTAAGCGTTACGGCAGACCCGGCGGGCAACAAGACGGTTGTTTTCTATTCAAATATCACTGCGCTTTTCTCGCTTGATTGGTACGGGGCGCAGCTCGAAGCTGGAAGCAAATTGACGAGCTATTGTGGTGCATCGCGCGCCGCTGACTCGATTGCCGCCGGCGCCGGCCTGGCCTACTCCAACGTCGCCATCACCGAAACCCTGTATAGCGCCGCCGCCACCTACGCCAGCGGCGCGCAGGTGTACGACCCGGCCACCTACGCGATGTACCAGTCGCTGGTCGACGCCAATGTGGGCAATGCACTGACCAACACCACCAAGTGGGCGCCGCTGGCTTCGACGGTCGTCAACCGCTGGCGCATGTTCGACCAGTACAACAACACCCAGACTGCGAACGCGGAGGAGATCCTGCTGGTGGTGTCGCCGCAGCTCATTTCGCAGGGCTTCTACATCGGCAACGTCGACGCCACCGAGGTGCGGCTCTCGGTGGTCGACCTGAGCGAAGGGTTGGTCTACCAGGAGACGCAAAGCCTGATCGTGTCAAATTCCGCCTCGTCGTTCTTCAACTGGTGCTTCAAGCGCATCAAGAAGAAGACCTGGGCGGTCAGTCTGGGCCTGCCGGTCTACGCCAACGCGCTGGTCACAATCGCCATCAAGAAGCCGGGCGCCACCGCCAAGTGCGGCATGTGCGCGGTCGGCCCGGTGGTCGACCTGGGCGAGACGCTGAAGACGCTCGGCGCCGAGATCAAGGACTACTCCGAGACCACCTTCAACTTCGACGGCACCAGCAGCACCACCTTGCGCGGCTACGCCAAGCGCATCACCGCGGACGTCTCGGTACCGGCCGACCAGGTCGATTCCGTGTACGAGGCGCTGGCCGACTACCGCCAGCGCCCGCTGGTCTGGGTCGGCTCGAAGACCTATGGCATCGCCATCGCCTTCGGGCGCTATTCCAGTTTCAAACCAGTGATCAAGGGCGCCAACAAGTGGGAGATGGCGCTGCAGATAGAAGGGACCGTATGACGATTTCAGCATTGGTAAGCGGCCTGCCGAACCGCCAGATGGACCAGCAGGCCTTCGACAACGCGATGGCGCTGCTGATGGCGAACTTCCCGGTGTGGGCGACCCAGGTGAATACCACCGAGGCGAACATGAACTTCGCTGCCGCCGGCGGCGCCTACCGCATCCCGTACACCTTCGACACGGCCACCGCCGACGCCGACCCGGGCAGCGGCAAGCTGCGGCTGGACAACGCGACGCAGTGGTCATCGGCAGTGATCCGCACCGACCTGATCGGCTCGAACGGGAATGACTTCACCGCGATGCTCGACACCTTCGGCGGTTCGACCAGTGCCGTCAAGGGCCACATCCTGCTGATGAAGGTGGGGGACGCGTCGAAGTTCCTGTTCTTCAGCGTCAGTGCGATCGCCGGCACGGGCGGCTACCGCAACATCTCGGTGGCCGGCATCACTGGTAGTTCGGCAACCCCATTTGTCAACGGCGATCCGCTGGTGCTGTTCTTCCAGCGCACCGGCGACAAGGGCGACCAGGGTTCGCCGAGCATCCTGGTCTTCCATGCGCGCGAAGAGCAGGCGAGCGGTACGTATGGCGCGGCTGGAACCGCTGTCACGGGTGGCTATCGGCGCGTGCTGAATACGGTTAAGACCAACCAGATCGCCGGCATGGCGCTGTCTGGGAACCAGATTACTGGCGTTCCTGGCGGGAACTACAAAATCCGCGCTCGCTCACCGCTCACCTTGAACACAGGGGTACAGCGGCGGCTTGCGCTGTACGACGTGACGGGAAGTGCGTATCTGGCATTCGGTAACGGCGCCAGAAACTTCGATTACTCGGGAGCCGCAGATTACTACGGCGAGGCGTCTGAATTGACGGCGTTCGTGACTCTTGCCAGCACTCGGACGCTGGAGCTGCGTGATCTTTTTTCCGGCGCCAGTCCGTCATTTTGGGGCTTGCCGGCATCCGTTTCCGGCCAGGTCGAGGTGTACTCAGAGATTTTCATTGAGAAGATAGGGTAAAGCATGGACGATACCGTTGGAACCGCAGCCGCCGAGCCGACGGCCGGCAACTTCCCGCCGCCGACCCGTTACGTCACCTTCGACGATAGCGGGAAGCTGCTCGGCTGCTTTCTGCAAGTGCCGCCCGAGGAACACGCCGCGTGCATGATCGTTGTGGACGAGGATGTCGCGTCCGACTGGACCGCTTACCGCGCCGACGACGCCCGCAGCGGTGTGGAACTGCTGCCGCCGGCCGCGCCAGCCCCGATCGACCTGGCCGCTGTGAAGGCGCGCGCGATCGCCAAGACCTATGTCGACGTCGATGCCGTGTACGACGCTGCGGTCGGGCGCCGCGCCACCGAATACCAGGAAGCCGAGGCCGCAGCGCGCGCCTTTGCCGACGCCGGCTACGCGGGCGATGTGTCGGAGTACGTCTCCGACTACGCGCTGCATAACCCGACCGGCACCGAGCAGTCGAACCAGTGGGCGGCTGACCAGGTGATCGCGCGCGCCGATGCGTTCCGCGCCGCCCAGAAGGCCATGCGCACGCAGCGCTTCGCCAGCCAGGCGGCGATGCGCGCCGCCGCGACCGGGGAAGCGCTGGCGGCGGCCGTCGCCGCATGGGCTGATTTCATCAGCGCCACCCGGGCGGAACTGGGGCTTTGATGCGGGGCGGTTACGTAACCGTGCGGCTGACCAGCCGCTGGCCGTACAACCCGATCAGCCTGGCCGTCGGCGTGCTGGCCGGGTCGCGCCAGTTCAGCCACGCGATCACGATCATCGGCGAGCGGGCCTACGAGGCGTCGATGGCGCACGGCTGCCGTGCCGGTACCGTCGGCGAACTGATGGCGGGCATCGTGCGCTACCGCGACATGCCGGTATGGGTGCCCGACCTCGACGCCGCGATCGCGTTCGCCGAGGCCCAAGTCGGCAAGCGCTACGACTGGCCCGGCGCGGTCGGCATCCCCTTCAGCTATTCGGAAGACTGGTCCGACGACAGCTGTTGGTGGTGCTCCGACCTGGCGTTTGCGATTGTGCTGGCCGGCGGTACCCGCCTGTTCGATCCGGACATGATGAAGCGCGTGCGGCCGATCGACCTGCACATGTGCGACTACCCGAAGACCGCGCTCATGGTTGCCTGAGCGACGCCACTCCAGCCAACCCGCTTCGGCGGGTTTTTTATTGCCCTCGCCATGAAAGGCCCATCCATGATCAAACTGAGCGCGCCGGAAGTGACCAGCGTAGCGGGCGGTGTCGCGTCGATCGGCGCGTCGCTAACCCTGAACCAGGTCGGCGTCATCGTCGGCATCGTGACGGCGCTGCTGACCTGCGTCGTCAACGTCGCCTACATGGTCCGCAAGGACCGCCGCGAGCAACGCGAGAGCGACGCGACGCTTGCACATCTTGAGGCCGACAAATGAGCGCCGACAAGCCGGGCATGCCGAAACGCGGCCTCGCCGCCGTCGTCGGCGCCGTCGCCGCCGCGGCGCTGCTGGCCTTTACGCCGGCGCAGGAGGGCAGGGTGCCGAAGACCTACCGCGACATCGGCGGCGTGCTGACCTACTGCGACGGCGCCACCGAGAATGCGCAGTGGGGCAAGACCTACACGCCGGCCGAGTGCGATGCACAGACCGACCGCGACCTAGAGCGCCA